ATTTGATATCGCTTCAGGTATCATCCGTGGTGATGTCGCTGCTAACGATGGTGGTCCAGGTTCGGTAACTCCTTTTGCGTTTGGAATTCCTGTTATCAACGTTCCGTTGATCAGCGAAACCCAGACTTACAATGGATCAGCTAACACAGGTGATGTTCACTTGACATTCCCGCAAAACTTCATTATTGGTATCAAGCGTGACGTAACCGTTTATCGTTTGTTCCAACCAAAGAAGGACACAATTGAATACACACTATTCATTCGTGTTGGTTGCGTAATGGAAAACTACGATGCACACGTTATCGTTAAGAACATTGCAGTAGCAGGCTCAGTAATGTCTACCCCATCATTTGGATCAGCATACAATGGTTCAAACGTTACAGGTGGATTGAACGGCGAGACATACTAATTTTAATTAGTTGCAAGGCGGGGGATTACAGAAATGTAGTCCCCTTAGCCATTTAATGCTATAATAAACAATGACGAGAGGAAGTCAAATGTCATTTACAGATCTAAAAATTACAGAACTAAGAAAAGTCGCAGATTCCTTTGCTATTGATACAGAAGGATTAAAGACAAAACAAGAAATCATTGCAGCTCTTGAAGAAGAGGGCATCAGCTATCAGATGTATGCTAAGTTTGATAATGCTGAAAAGCAAGATATTGAAGTACCAGAGTTTGAAAAGCAAAAGAGAGAAAAGAAAATTATGTCAAAGACAACAAACCAAGTCCTTGTAAAGATGGAAAGAAATAACCATTCATATCAGGTTGGTGTTTTTCAGTTTACACAAGAGCATCCATTTTTGGCTATGTCAGAAGCAGACGCTCAAAAGATTTTTGATACAGAACAGGGTTTCCGTCTTGCGACTCCTCGTGAGGCTCAAGAGTACTACGCTTAAAAATTAAATAGGGGGTGTTCTGATTGCAAACAATCAACACAAACAGCCAGGAAAAGATCTACTTAGAGGTATATAGTAACGGTGTATTATCACAGGCAGATTCTTTGCCAACCCTTTCAATATATAACGCAGATAGCGATGTCTATAATCCTGGCGGAGTGATTAGTCAGACACCCCTTTATACAAATTTAAATGCTTACGATGAACCCGCAACTGGAGTTTATTCATATCAACTTACGCCAAACTTAACAAGTGTAAATATGGTTCTTGAAGTAGTTTGGTCTTACACACAAAACGGGGTATCAGTAAAGACAACTGATTACTATAGTATTGAAACCCCATATGCTTCAATCCCAGAAACCATGGATTTTCTAGGTTATAGTGGAACAGTAGGGGCAGCAAACTATCTTGATCCAAACACAATTATTAAAACCGAAAAGATGGCTAGAACTATTATTGAAGGTTACACAGGAATTAAGTTTTATAAATATTATGGTTTTCAAGAAATTTACGGAATTGGTGCAAATACAATTCAGCTAACAGAGAAGATGCTCTCTTTGGATCAGATTTGGGAAAATCAAATTCTAGTATTTGATGGAACAACCAGCCCAGTCTATAATACATTTGGGTACAACACAGAGATTAGCCCTACTGGTTATCAGCTTCGTATCTGGTATCCAGCTTGGCCAGACGGTTGGAACAATGAAATGGATCCAACCATTTATGAATCTGGACGTTTCAGAGATACTTATCTATATCGTTTTGTTGGAGAAATTGGTTACAACTATGTTCCAGAAGATATTAAGCTTGCTTCAATGCTTTTGCAACAGGATATTATGTCAAACGACTACAACTGGAGGAACAAGTATTTGTCACAAGTTAACTTGAGTGAAATTTCATTCAAGATGGCAAGCGGGGCATTTAATGGTACAGGTAATGTTATGGTAGATAACATCCTAGATCAATACCGCAAGGCAAATATTGTAATTATCTAATGTTAAATAACCTAGTATCATTTGCAGGATCTATCATGAATATGAACGCAGATGTTTATATTCAAGAAAATACACAGGATGCCAATACAGGTGAAATTACCCGCCAATGGGTATATTCACAAACTATTCAATGCCGTATTGAACCTGTTAAAGCACGTGGTGCTTCTACAAGAACAGATAACAAAACTTTTGGAACATCAGGCGATGAAATTTATAACGAAAAGTTTCAGCTTAAGATGTACGGAACATCTCTTCTGAGTAAGCGTTGGCGTATTCAAAATATTAGAACAAACAAAGGCAAATCAGTATTTGTTGAAATTGACAGAACTGGAGCACCAGATACAATTTTTGAAGTAATGTCATCACACGCAGTAGTTGATCCTTTTGGATCAGTCTCTTATTATGTGTCAGTACTTCTAAGAACTGAGCTACAAGATGACTCTGAAGCTTGAGATTGATACAAAACAACTTGTTCAGGGATTAGATGAGGTAGTCGCAGGACTTGATCAATTACTACAACCTAAAGCACTAGAACAAATATCTAGAACTGTGTTTTCAATCACAGGTGAAAGATTTATGGTTGATGTTGATAACTATGCCAGAGCAAATCCTAAAAAAATGCACCATGTATATGAGTGGGGTCAAATAGGAAATAAAACTGGAAGATTATTTGTTTTAGAAAGAGCATCTGTACTTGATGGAAGCCTTTTAATAACAACTAATTTTTTGCAATCAAGAATGCCAGTCCCAATCAATCCATTGTTGTTGCAACCAGGCAAAACAGGAAAAGTAGTAACTACAAGAAATATTTTTGCAAATAAAGCACAAGTTATGGAATCTGGAACTCCAGTATCTTTTCAAGCAAAAAGAGTTTTAGCCATGACCTCTGGAAACGGTATTGCTTTTATAGCACCAGGAACACAGATTAATATTTTAAATCCTGGCGGGATCCAAACAAAAAATGCTTTTGCTGAGTATTTGCTTGAGTGGTATACTAAAAATGGTAACGTAATTATGGATTCATCAGGGGTATATGAGAGAATAGCTAATGATGTTGCAAAGGTTTTAAGCACAGGTAAATCTGGAGCGGCGGGAGTACAAAAAGCAGTTACATTAATTGCTGATGCAGTAGATACAGGGAGTGTAATAAGATGACGGTAGATTATTCAAGAGTGGCAGCCACAGATGTTAGAAATGCTATTTGGGCACAGCTACAAAGCTATGGCATACTTCATGCCAGTGATTATGTACCACAAGGTTCTAATGGCCTTACAACCGCTCTTTGCCCTATTATTCCATCACAGCAAGTACCAGAATTTAACAACTTGCTTCCAGGAAAAACTTATATTACCTATGACATTATTCAGAAGAATTACGGGGTTCAATGGTGGCTTTCACAAGAGACCATGGTTCTTCAAATCATTTCAAGAAGCAATGCTCAGATCCTGACTATATCAAACTTCCTCACAGACTTTGTTAGAAGATATGAGTACTCAGCTGCTGATATCAATGATGTAGCTCATACAGCAAATAGCCCATTTAAATTCCTCTACTGCAGACTAGAGGCAGCAAATCCTATCCAGCCATTCCAAGATGAAGGCGGGTTCATGAGTGGTGACTTCTCATTTATGTATACATATACCCGTTCAGTAGACGAAGGCACAAATACCAATACTGGCAGATATATCTAAGTTTGAATTATTTCTTATAGGTGCTATGATTTTCTATGAGGAAAGAAATTGCTTTAATTTTTGTTTGTTTTAATTTAAAATAAATAAGGTGGTGAAATAAATAAATGGCTCTAAATACTAAAAATGTAATCGTAGGTGCAGCAGCACTTTTCACTAGCGTTGGAAACAACACTAACACTTTTGGTCGCCCAGCAACTGATGCTACAACCCTAGGTGCTTTGTTCCCAGCTGGTACACCAGCTCGTCAAGGTCTTCTTGCATCTAATGGAGCAGCAAACGGTGGATACCGTGAAGTAGGTTTTACAAACACAGGACTTGAGATCTCATACGAACCAGTATATGGTGAGATTATGGTTGATCAACTTTTGGATGCAGCTCGTATCTTCAAGCAAACCCTTAAGGTTTTGCTAAAGACCGAACTTACAGAAGCAACTCTTGAGAATCTAACATTCTCATGGGGACAAATGGACTCTTACTATGTTGCAAACACTGCAAGCACAGTAGCAGCAGTACCATCATTGATTAACAATGATACAGCTCTCGGTAACTCAGATTCTCCAGCAGCAACATTGAACATGGCTGCAGGTGCTCTTGGTGATACACCAGTAGAGCGTGTACTTATTGCAGTTGGACAAGCTCCAGCTCAAATTGGTACATCTCAATCATATGCAGATCCAAGCGGTGCATCAGGATCAACAGTAATCGGTGCAGGTGCAAATACAAATGCACTTCGTAGCCGTGAGCGTGTCTATGTTGCACGTCGTGTAGTATCAATTGATACAACAATGCATGCTTTGAAGCGTGATGCAGCAACTGTGTTCCCAGTGAACTTCCGTTGCTTGCCTGATACTTCATATGCTTATGCAGGATCAGAATACGGTGTAGTTATTGACCGTGTATACGGAACTAACTAATCTGTAAACTACAACTTAATATAGAATTTCAGGCCCCGTCAGAAATGGCGGGGTTCTGAATTTGTCTTGTCTATATATATTGGTATAATTTAACTAAACAAAGGAGCTATAGTGGCAACAACAGTATATGATATCGTAGAAATTCAATTGTCTGATGGTACAGAAATCACCCTCAGACCGCTTCCTATTAAGCAGCTAAAGAAGTTCATGGATGTAGTTAACTCCATGCAAGCAGAAGAAAATCAATCAGAGGCTGCAGCAATGGATGTATTTGCAGATGCAGCAATGATCTGCCTCAGTGCACTGGGAAGAACAGACTTGGGAACAAACAAAGATAAGTTTGAAGAAGTCATTGAAGTACCTACCATGATGAAGATTTTGGAAGTCGCAGGAGGTCTAAAGCTAACAGACCCAAACCTTCTGGGAGCGGCTCTAGTTGGGACGAACTAGATCTACGCTCCTTAGAGTCTGAAGTTTTCTTGCTCGGTCATTGGAAAAACTTTGACGAGTTAGAAGAAAGTCTTTCTATCAATGAATTAGATGCAATTCTAAATTCAATGCGAGAGAAAGAACATCGTGAGATGAAGTTTATGGCTTCATTGCAGGGTGTGGACCTTGAAGAACAAAGCAAGGAACCAGAAGATGTTACAGCACTTAAGAATGCTAGAATCGCTTCTGATGAAGGCTTTGGAATAGGTGAAGGACTTGGCTTTATGTCATTAGAATAAATGGGGGGTGTAAACTAATTGGCTAATATAGAACTTAATATAGTTGCGTTAGGTGACTTCTCTTCAGTTAATGCACAAATTAAAGCTCTACAAGCCCAAGTCGCATTGCTCCAACAGGGTATGTCTGGCATTGGTGTTAATTCAACACTATCTAAAGATTTAGCAAACATATCAAATTCTTTCAAACAAACAATGGTCTCAACTGGCCAATTTACTGCATCTACTGTACAGATGACTACAGAGACAGAAAAGTTTGGAGCCGCCCTTCAAAAAGGATCTCTCGGTCTTGGCAATTATTTTAATATTATTGCTAATAAAACCTCATCTGCAACATCAAGTGTAAAAGCCCTTGCCGTAGAACAAACAAAATTACAAAACTCTGTAATTATGTCAGACCCTACAAAGCAAGGGTTTTATTCAGTATTTACACCAACAACTATTAATGCAGTAGCAAATGCAACAAAGATTGCTGCAAATGAACAAAATATTTATAATATTGCAGTTGAAAAAGGTTCTCAAGCTTTAATTAACTGGGGTAAGAATACACAGTGGGCGGGTCGTCAATTAACTGTTGGTATGTCTATGCCACTCATACTATTTGGACAACAAGCAGTATCTACATTTGATACGGTTAACAAAGCACTTACACAGCTTCAAAAAGTTTATGGAGAAGGTCTTACACCTCCAAGCCAAAATTCTATTAATCAAATTTCTCAACAAGTTCTTACCCTCGGAAGAAATATGGCAAGCACTTTGGGTATAACCCAAGAGTTTACTGTACAAGTTGCAGCATCATTTGCCGCTATGGGTAAAATGGGTGATCAGCTTACACAAGCAACAGAACAAACAGTAAGACTTGCAAAGCTTGGAAATCTTGATCAACAAACAGCTACAAGTGCAGTTATTGCCCTTCAAAATGTTTATAAATTAAATACAACACAGCTTGCTGATGCTGTAAACTACTTTGGTGCAATTCAGAAGCAAACATCTCTTTCCATGAATGACCTTGTTTCTGCAGAATCCAAGGTTGGTCCAGTTATTGATCAGTTAGGCGGAAGCTACAAAGATACATCAGTTATGCTTCTTGCTATGAAAGAAGCAGGTGTACCTGCAGCACAAGCAGCTAACGCACTTAAATCTGCATTTGGCTCTATTATCGCTCCAACAGCTGCTGCAAATAAAGAATTTCAATCATTCGGAATTAATCTTTCTGCCATAAAAGATGCGGGTGGTCCAGTACAAATGATTCAGGCTTTGCAGGCAAGCCTTCAAAATTTATCCCCACTTGTAAGAGAACAGCTTATTGAAAAATTATTTGGTAAGTACCAATTCTCACGTATCTCAGCATTGATTGATAACTTTGGAAAAGTTGGATCTCAAACTGCAAATGCTATTAAAGTTGCAGGAGCAACATCAAGTCAGTTACAAGATCTTGCTAATCAAGAAATTGCACAAGCAACATCTTCTCCATCAGCACAATGGACAAAAGCAATGGCAACAATTAAAGCTGATTTGTATCCAGTAGGGCAAAAGATTGTTGAATTTGGAACAAAAATTCTTGAATTTGGTAATGGAATTGCAAAGCTATTTCAAGGACTTCCTGGCCCAGTAAAAGCAGTTATGGGTGCACTTGCAGTAGGCGTAGCCTTATCTGGACCTATTATTATGTTAACTGGTTTGTTTGCAAACTTTGTTGGGTATATAGTAAAAGGCATTTTTAATTTAAAACAACTCGCCACTGGAGGAAAAACCCTTGGTCAGTTGTTAACTCCAGAGCTTATTGCTGCACAAAATGCCAATAAATTATTTGCTGATGGAATCGCTTCAGATGTAGATGAAATTGATTTGTTAAACAATGCAATCAAGCAATTAACAGTAAGTATGCAAGAGCTTGTTTCAAGCATGAATGCAGGTGCGGGAATTACAAGCCTTACAGAAGCAGCATCAGCATTAAGTGCAGTAGCAACTGCAGAAGGTGCAATACCAGACGCTATTAGAAATATTCCTTTCAAAGCCCCAGGAATGGCTACTGGAGGATTTGTTCCAGGAGTTGGAAATTCAGATTCAGTACCAGCAATGTTAATGCCAGGCGAAGCGGTTATTCCAAAAGCACAGGCACAAAAATATGGTCCGTTTATTAGTACAATGATAAGTGGAAGATTACCAGGATATGCGGGCGGAACCGAAGAAGTAACTGGTGGCACATTTACACAAGCTAATTATTCAAATGCAGCAATGTATGCACCAGGAAATACAAGTTCTGGCGGATTTGGAATGGATCCACAATGGTTGGCAAGTAGTCCAGTTGCCCCAGCATCATGGAAAGCGACATTAAATGCTTTGATGATGTCAAAAGCAAATATGAGAATAACTCAAAAAACTTATGCTGAATTTTCTGCACAAACAAATTCTTTCTTGGGAGAATTATTTACAACATTCCAAAATATTGCAAGTGATAGTAAAAATATTTATCAACATGCTCAAGAAAGATTACCTGTAATTGTTGAACAAATTAAAGCTGCTGAATCAGAAGGAAGAATAACTGCACAACAATCTGTACAAATGCAAGAAGCAGCAACAAGTCTTTTGAACCCGCCACAATCAGAAAGAACTGGAAGCGTATATAATAGAAACGCAATCGCTTATGATGAAAATGGTCAACCATATGTAAGTAAGATTAGAACTGGAAGAGCTTACGGATCTGGAATTAAAGCAAAAATTAAAAATGCTTTTGGTTTCCAAACTGCTCAAGAAGGCCTAACTGCTGGAATTGGACAAAGTGGAACTTCTGACTATCAGTATTCACATATGACAGAGCGTTCAAATGTTAGAGTTGTAACTGAACCAGCAGCAATCCCAGGCAAGACTGAAGGTACTGAGGCACAAAAAGCACTTGCTGCAATGATTAATAGCGGTAAACCAATAAGCGTTGGAACAAAAATTCAAGTAAGTCCTGAAACATTAGCATCAGCTAAATCTGCAGGAGAAAAAATTGCTACAACAGTTTCAGGATCTGTTAATGAAAATCTTGGAGTCAAGAGCCCTTCTCAAGTTACTGCAGAAACTGGAAAACAAGTAGACGCTGGACTAGCACAAGGCATGACAGAAAATGTAGGGTTAGTTGAAGAAGCAGCTACAAAGGTTGCAGATACAACATCACAATCACTAGCATCTAAGATGCTTAGCAAAACCAAAAACTTAATGACTGGAAATGCAATGGGTGGCGGAGTTGCAGGCGGTATGGGTGCTGGAATGACTGCAATGGCAATGGGTCAAATGGCTTCACCAATGCTTGCAAAAATTCCAGGAATTGGTGGTGCAGCTTCAGCAGGAATAGGAGATGCATCAAGTGCTTTTGGTTTAGCAATGATGATTCCAGGATTACAAGATTTTGCACCAGAAATTGCGGGAGTAGCAGCAGCACTAGGAGTTGCTGGAGTAGGTATAAAAGATTTAATGAAGTTAGAAAAGCTTCATGCTCAAGAGTCAAAAGCAGACTTTACAGCAAGTTCTGATGCAGCACAATTCTTTGGAAATACTGTACAAAACACCACAGTTGATTTAAATGGTTTTTCAGTAGCATTTAATGGTACAAGATTGGCTTCTGCAGGATTTAACCAACAAATGGCAATTACAAATACTCAACTTGCCAATTTTGAAAAAATGGTTAAGGACCTTCCAACAGACAATCCTCTATCACTTGTTATAACTCAGCTCAAATCAATGTCAAATTCTGGAGATATATCAAGAATTGCAAACGAGTTTGTACAAATGCAAGTTGCAATTGGTAATATTAAACCAGAACAAGCACAACAATTCTTGAATTTAATACTTGACACAAGTAATCATTCACAACTTGTAGGTACAGTTCTTGTAACGTTTAAATCTCAAGTAGATGCTATTTCTAAATCACTTCAAGATGCAGCAGGATCAACTACAAACTTCCAAAACGTAGTATCACAATTAATGGGCTCACTAGAAGGTTCAAGCTCTCTTGCACAAGTAAATGCAATCATCGCAGGATTAGAGGCATCAGGATATAACGGTGCAGCAGGAATTAATGCCTTAGAAAATAGTTTCATACTGCTTGGAAATAAAGCAGCAGCAGATGCAGTAAAAGCATTATCAGCAATTGGAATGCAATTAAGCGACATTATGGTTGTTGTAGCAGCAATCAACGGCGGAGCAACTATAGATGTAACTGGTAAATCACCAGCACAAATTGTTGCTGAAGCAACAAAAGATTTAGGAAAACAACAAGATGCTAATAACGCTAAAACAGATACACTTAAAAAACAAAATGCTGTTTTAACATCTCAAAATACTACTACAACTGCAAGCCTTGATCTTTTAAAGAAAAAGAAAGCTGCAATTGATGCAGAATTAAAGCAACAACAGCTTATTACATCTGAGTTACAAAAACAAAATCAATTTAATCTTTCACAAGCAGATCTTGATGATAAAATTCGCCTTGCTCAAGCATCAGGTGATTTTATGCAAGCATCTTTGATTCAACAACAAAAAAATTACAACGCTGTTGACTATGCAGGTGCAAATAAAACTCAACAATTACAAAATCAAAGCGATGCTTTAAATGTTACTATTACAGCAATGGAAGATAAGATTGCTGCAAATAATGCAACAATTTCTGCAAATAATCAAGCAGTAATTAATAATACAAATTCTACAGATAAAAATACAGGAGCTTTGGTAGGCGGAGGTAAGTTAACAGGTCTTGATAAGCCAGGTGCTACTGCACCAGTAACAACCCCACCAAGCGGTACAACTGTTCCAGATGTAAAGAATCCAGGTAAAACAGTTAATGCTACAGGGTTCCCAACTTCTAGCGTTGCACTTGCAACAGGACACCAAATGGGTGTATGGACACCAAAAGCAGGATCAACCCTAGACTTTAATGGAAGAGAATGGAAGATTGTTTATGTTGATGGTGATATAACATATGCAACAGATATGGGGCCAAGCAAAGCTAAGCCAGGATCTCCAGGAACATCAAACAACCCTATTCTTCCTCCAGGAATAAAAGCTATACCAAATCCACAATTTAGTCAAGGTGCTAAAGCACTTGGACCTAAAGCTATGTTCCCTTATTTTGATAAAAAAACTGGTTATGAATTTTTAACAATAGACAACGGTGCGTGGGTCAAAGATTCTTCTGGAAAAACAATTGGTCAATGGGCATGGCAACCATTGCCAGGAGGCGATTGGGTTGCTTTAGCACAAGGTGGACAAGTAGCTGGGCCAGGATCTTGGACTTCAGATTCAATTCCAGCAATGCTATCAAATGGAGAGTTTGTAACAAATGCTGCATCAGTATCTAAATACGGTGTATCATTTATGAATTCAATAAACAATGGAACTTATAAACCATCAATTCCAAATATGGCGGGTGCTATGCAAATGACAGCATCTGGATCTGCAGGCGGTTCAGTGTATAATATTACTGTAAACGCAGAAACTAATGCAAGTGCAGATGATATTGCAAATACAGTTCTTGCCACAATTGAACGTAGAAATAAGATGACATCAACTAATAGGAGGATCTCAGTATAATGGCTGACGGAATAATGGGAATCCCTATTGGTGTACAGATATCTTTGGGGCTTGATGGTAGCGGAAATGCTACTACAGATCCCGCCCAAATGGTTTGGTACAAGCTTAGCGATCATAATAGAAACCCTATTTCAATCTCATATGACCTAGTTCAACAGCAACAAAGAATGGCTAATGGAACTATGCGTCAATATGTTGTTGCCCGTAAATTTAAAATTACAACAGATTGGAAAGATTTTCCAACATTAGACTCTAACCTAGTTGATTATAATCCAAATTTGGGTGATGTTCCAAGAAATGCTAAAGCTGCTGCTTGGATAAAGGCTTTTTATGAAATCAATGCCTTCTACCCAGTATGGTTAAAACTAATATTTGCACAAGAAAATATATTTTCTGGAAGCACTCCAATTGCGGCGGGGAATGTTCCAGTAACCTCTTCATATACAGATGCTGCAACAACACCTTCATCTACATATGATGGAGTATACAATGCTTTTATGACTACATTCACTTATGATATTAATAAAAGAAGACAGGGTTACGATTACGTAAATCTTAAAATAGAATTTACGGAGATTTAATGTTAAACGTAAGTTCAAATGTATCTTCCTATCTTGGCACAAATAGCGTTCAAATGCTCCCTCATGTTTCGGGAGAATGGAACTATAATTTAGTATATCAACCATATGCAACATTTGCTGGCAATGGCAATATGGTTAACGTGTCAGCTACTAATGTACTAACAACCTGGCAAGTAAGTGGAAAAGGAAGCATCCAGTCATCAGGACTTGGCAAAGTTACTACTGTTTTTACAAATCCATCAGCCCTAGAGTTCCTAGTTACACCTACAGCAAATTCGTCTAATCCAACTATTGTTGATATGTCAGATCCAACAAATTTTCAATCTGCTATAACTACTGCAATTAACCTTCCAACAGCTGTAAACAAGTGTTACAAAATAGTATTTCTTGCAAAATCAATTGATAATAATGTAATTAATTTAGTTGCACAGTCAAACAATCAAGGTATACCTTTGACAGGTACAGCATCAAAAACAATAGATAATATAGACTGGCAGGTAGTTGAACTTAAGGTAGGACAAAGAGCGACAGACCCTTCATTTTCATCAATCAACCTGACCCTAGATATTACAAACACAACCTTGAGTTCTTCAAGCTTAGGTTCATCATGGGGAATATTAATTAATCAGATTAGAATTTATGAAATTACTTATTTTGATTATCTTTATGGAAACCTATGGGATACAAATAGTGTGTTCTCTTGGTTCCGACCAGGCGAAAGCTATGTAAGATCTGGAAACTCATCTGTTGCTGATGCTGATGTTTATGCTGAAAGATTACTTAAAAATACAAGCAGTGGCGGGATAATTCCATCAGGCTGGAACACTCAAGCACCATGTAGCCCAGTTGTTTATTCTCCAAGAATTCTTTTTTCAAGCGGACCAAACCCAATATTTAAAAATGGAGCTATAAGCCCATTTTCCCAATATAAGTATTTTGTATCAGAATTGCCATCAGGATCTACATCAATAGGTGCTGCATACGAAGAACTTTTAAGTGTAAACAAATTAGTATTAAAGTTTAATATAAGCCAATCTATACCAGACAATATTACGGTAAAGCTTTATAATTCTGTATCAAATACTACAACATCATTTACTGTTCCAGGCACATCAATATCTAAAGCTGGAGTTTGTGTCCTGTACTGGCAAGGTGCTGGAAATGGAATAAATGGATCAGGCTGGGATGTTACTAAATGGAATTGGACTCCATCGCAAACAACATCTGGCATGCCATTTATTGATGCAAACGGCAATATTTCTATGCATGTGGGCGGGGTCAATGTAAATGGCTACCAAAACATAGATACAATATCTGTAACACAGCTATCATCAACACCCCTAGCAAACTTTACAACACAACTAGCATCTGGCAATATTACACCTGATGCATACTCAGAACTTCACAGAATGCAAGTCATTGAGATATCTCCAAGACTTGAGTTAGATTTGTCATCATTTATTCTTGACTTTGAAGTTAAAAAAGAATTAGATAATAAGGGAACGCCTCTACCAATATCTTCAATATCAGCTAACTCTGGAATTGTTAGTTTTTCAAATATCCCGCTTACTGGAAATAATAATGCACCCCTTTCAGTATTTTCAACAAACGCAAATGCTTTTGTCAGCATGAGATCTGGTAATACAATAACATCTCCGCTTGCAGGATTGCTTGTAAAAAATGTAAAGCTTTATCTTAACTACTATTTCCCAACACAATCAAACGCAGTAGTTCCAGCGGGCGTTCATTATGTAGACACATGGGATAACCAAGATATTAAGCAAACAAAAGCAAATACTTTTGATATCATGAAGTTTCTACAAACTTTGCCAGTAAATGACTATGTATCTGAATCACAATCTATTGATAAAGTATTTTCAAGCATTATGGATTTTGCTGGTTTTACAGACTATAACTATGATGAACTCATAACAGCATTAAATGATGCTGGACAAAAAATAACAGTCAGTTATTTCTATGCAGACGCAGCAAATAAAACTGTATATCAAGCATTGCAAGAAGCTTTCTTAGCATATCAAATTGGTGCATTTATTGATGAATATGGAGTCATGAGGTTTAAAAACCTTAATGCTATACTTTCAACTACAAGTTCAGTAGCTACCATTGTTGATCAAAATATAATTGTTGATACATATAACGAAAACATCAAAACTAAAGTTGGAAAGATTTTGATGAGATATCGTGGACCACAACAAAAGAGAGCTGTAAATGTTGCCCCGCCAGGAGCCAAGGCAAGTGCTGTAACAAGTATTTTGCAAGTATCGCCAGACATTATTTGGCAACAAGATACAGAAGATTTGGTACCATTTAATTTCTTAAAGCAATCAATGACAAATCTATCTCAAAATTATTATGTAGTTGATCAAGGTTCATTCAATAACATATTCTTGACAACCACCCTTGATCATGCGGGATACTGTTTTATTGAAAATGAAATTATGTCAACTGGCAATATGGAAATTGCTTTGAGCCAGCTTGATTCAAATGGTAATATCACGGGCGTTCCTACATTAATCTATCCATCAAATTCAAATGAATTAAATGCTTTAGTTGGCTCATATTCTAATCAATCAGGACTTGCAACAATTACTCAAACACCAAGTGGTAAGTTCATGGGTGTTCAAAGAGGCTTGTTTGGAACCAAAGCAAGTACTCACAATGTTATGTCAAATGCATCCGATTACACTGCAAAACTTAGTACACTTAGTCTTCCGCTGGGAACAACTTATGCTTCAGCATCTACAACACCAGCCATAACACAAAACATAATTCGTGTACCAACTGGCCCAGGATCAAGAACAATGGTGATGGCGGGAGGAACAACTTTATCAGGATTAGATAACGGATATGCCACATATTCAGCAAAGTTTAGATTCCCACAAATTGCAGAAGATTGCTATGCAGGTTTATTCTTTGGTTTATCAGGACAATCAACATCTTCACAAACATATTTTGTTGAAATCCACGCATCCTTGGTAAGTCCAGTCAAAACAAAGTTTTATTTAAACTTCTATTATATTGATTCAACTGGACAACCAACTTCATTGCTTAATGTTCCAAAGGGCATAGATATTACAGATCTTGTTGAATATGATTTTGCAAACGAACCTATTGACGATTTGTATCAAGCCAATGCTGGCGGTTTTATTAATTTAAAGTTTGTCAGAGCTGGCAATGGTCAAACAGCAATATATGTAAATAAGAACAGGATCTTACTGGATAGAAGATTCCAAACAAAAAATGCAAAGGGCAATTTTATCTACAGCTCGTACTGGGCAGGTGCAAATTCATCTACAGATGGATCAGCATCAACATTATTTGCTAATAAAAACTTTAGAGGAACAAACTTTGGATTCTTTGCAACCGCAAGTAAGGCAAGTACAACTGTAGACTTGTCAGAAATATATGCAACAGAAACACCTATAGATGAGCCAGTTAATTATTATTTCCAAACAAGACAATTCTTAAACGGTATAGTAGCTGGATACAATATAACTGAAAGATCATTTTTTGTCCAGTCTAGACCACAAATTTATGGTTTAAACTATTATGATATTCAATTAGCCTTAACTCCATCACTTGGGGCGGAAATGTTTAAAGCCTCTTATGTATTCCCATACTATCCAAATAATGATACAAGTGGTCAAAGCCAAGTTGTACATGTAAGAGACAATGCACTTGCTTACTCAGATGTTTATTCAACAGGATTCAGAGCTAAATTTGCAATTGCAAATGCCTCTAACTATTCTGTATACACTAAAACTACTCCAGGCTATACACAATTGGCAGATGCAGAAATTTTGCTATCTTCTCGTGGAGCAGTAGTTCTAACACCTCAACAAACTCTTGAAAGAATTATTAACCCACAACTTGTCAATGAAGTTGTAGAACTTCAATCAGACTGGGTTCAATCAAAAGATTCAGCAGACAGCATTCTCAAAGTTTTAGCATACTCGTCAGATTCGTTTAGCAAAGATATTGTTATAAATATATTTGGTGACCCAAGAATTCAAATTGGTGATGTTATTACCTTGAGTTATTCTTTAAAAAATCTTTCTAATGTAGTATTCTTTGTTCAAGGCGTAGATCAAGTTTGGTCAAATGGAGGACTAGTAACCACTCTTACTTTAAATCAAATTAGTTACGGTGGAACTAATAGAAATTCTTTGCCTAATTCATATCCTTCATCAACAGCAGCATTGGCAAATGCACCCAAAGTAACTGGAGTAACACCAAGCACGGGATATGACACGGGTGGAACAACCGTAACAATTACGGGAAGTAATTTTGGAACAGATTCAGTAGCATTCTTTGGTAGCAATCAAGCAACAAGCACAACATATGTAAGCTCAACACAATTAACTGCAGTTACGCCACCATCAAGTATTGACGGGGCTGTAGATGTTTCAGTATTAACAAATGGCATAGTGGGCATAGATCCAGCATCAAATAATCCATTTACATATAATGTTCTAAAATATCCAGTAAAATCTGTTACAGGTATATCTGCCTCAGTATCACTATCAGGATCATTTGGCGGTCAGTATCCAGTAGCAATAACTTGGACCCTAGATTCAGTTAATACAAATCAATATAATGCTTACAATCTTATTATTGATGATGGTGTCAGTCCAGTTGAATATGATTCTGTTTCAGATACGGGTTCAACACACACATATACAACAGCTAATACATGGTATGGAGGAACAAGTCTTACAATTACTGTAACACCTCTGTATATAGATCCTACTAGTAGAATAACTTTTAAGGGGACTGCAAATACAGTTACCTACATAGTTTCATCTTCTGGAGTTGTTAATCCACCAGTATATGTAAGTAGAAATACAATTGCAATATCACAATTTGGCGGTTCTGGAACTAGTTATCAAACGTTTTTTAATATTCAAAATGGATCAGGAGCTAATGCTACATATGTATTTTTAGATGGCACGGCGGGATCAAATAGGGTTAATCCAATATCAACAGGAGTAAATTACTTTAGTAATGTTAATAATATAGGCCCAATTAATACTTCAGATACAGGAAATCACACAGTATATTTGTATGGTTACAATACGGGAAGCCAATCAGAAAGCTCCAGCAGCACCTTAGACCCAAATGCTGGAACTCCAGGAATTGTATTTAATCCTTCACAAGAAGTTGGCAAAGGTGTTATAACTAATCCAAATGCAGTAACTACAACACCACAAGCACCTAATTTTACAACTGGTAAAAGAATAACAACATCTTCTGCAGGAGGATCATTAATCGTTACTTCAGTTGCTATAGCTCCAGGTGCAAATTCTGATTCTTTCTATCTATATCTTGATTCTCCAACAGGGGCAGGGGCAAGCAAGATTGCTGGACCTGGCACAAATGGTTTATGGGCAGGAACACAAATTCAATTCCAACTTCCAATTAAATCAAATGATACTGCTTGCCACACACTCTATGCACTAGGACATAATTCAAACTCAAATACAAACGGAACAGTAACTGCTGTTTTAACATATAACCCATCACAAGAAGCAAGTCAAGGTGGTTACTTTACTGGTAACAATGCATCTTGTGCACTGCCAGGAGGAGGCTCAGGATCTCCAACTCCTTCTGCCCCACCTCTACCATCAATTACACCAAGTGTGACTGGTGCAATAGATTTTACTTGGTCAGTTACAAGTTTTTCATACGATACATACTATGTAACCTATACAGATGGTACTACAACAATTACAGACACAATAAGTCAGACTGGCTCAAATTGGGTTTCTGCAAAAGATGGAACAACAATTTCTACAGATGGATTATATTTCTATGATTCAAGATATGAACAATCATTTGCCCCAAGTACAAATGTTACATTTACTGTATACGGATCAAAAGCTGGACAAAATGGTACAAAAGCAACTGCTTCTGGAAAAACCCCAGCGGTAGCAATTAGCTTGCCATATGCACCTTTAATCTTTGTAACGGGTAGTGGCAGCACAAAGATATTTAACTGGACAGACGATTACATGCCTACTGGCACATTAGCTTATTACGCTGTTTGGCTTTATTATGCATCAAATGATTTGGGAACACCAGTTACCATAAGCGGAACAGCCCATGGATCAAATACTACAAAATCTGTATATCTTCCATATGCGTCAAGCCCAACAAATCTTTCTGCTTACTATATGCCAGAAAACCCAGCGGGATATCAAATATCAACTACACATGGGTCTCCAATATTGATTGAAGCAAGAGCAATTTTCCAATATAACGGAAACTACTATGCGGGGCCACTGGGAAGCCTTCAATATTAAAATATCCCTTAAAATGCTATAATAGATATAAATGACAACAAAAGAGCCATCAAATAGTTATATATATCCGTTAACCACTGGTCAACGTGGTTCAAAGCTATATATAACCAAAACTGATCCAAGATGGACGGATCCTAAGAAAAAAGCAGTACTTATTGCAAAATACGGTGCTTCAAACATTGTGCTTGTTCCAGAGTATGCTTTATCTCAGGTTCAAGGTGGAAAAACTTTAAGTAGCTTCTTTTTAGAAACTTCCAGCCCTACGTCTAATCTTCAAGATGGCACAGTCACACTAGCACCAGTAAGCAATGTTGGACTTAACCCTCCAACAAATCTTAATATAGTTGGTCAACCACAGACTGTTTCAGCATCAAATGGAACATCTCAATTTGTAGTTACTATAAGTTTTGATGATGTCCCAGGGGCTACTGACTATGATGTTCAATTTGTAAGCACAGGATTGGGTACTTTGCCACAAGCTGTAACAGGACTTACGGCAACAGGATCAGGTGGTACAATTACTGCTACATGGAATTCAATAGCCAACGCAAGTAATTATACTTTATATGCAGAGGCTGTAGGATCTACAACACCTGTATTTTCATCAGCACCAATTGTAGGCACAACAGGAACAATACCTGGACTAACTTCTGGATCATATCAGGTAGTAGTAACTCCATACAACTCATATGGTGTTGCAGGAACAACAGCTTCAACAACAGTTTCAATATAAGGAGAATAAATGTTAAAAGGAACATACATATTTAAGCAGGGCGGTGTAGAGATAGGCCGTTCCGAAAACATTATTACTACCAACGGTAAGTCAACCATTATTCAGTATTTAGCTAACTCTTCATATGATTGGGCTTCAACAATTGCTGTTGGAGCAATCCCAACAACCGCCACAGTTAATGATATTACAATGAAATATGAAGTTGCAAGAACACCAGTAACACTTAAATCTTATGTCATTGGCTCTCCAAATCTAATTATAGTTAAAGGTACATTAGCATCAACACTTGCAGCAAACATATATGAAATTGGCGTATTCCCTTACAACACAGGGCAGGTATTTGGAACAAGAGATCAATTAATTATTGATGATTTTAGTAATCTAACAAACTGGACAGGAACCTATACAAGCAATTCATATGCTGCACAAAGCCCTTACTCACCTAGAATTGGATTAAATAGCGTTGTTATTCCAGCAAACACAACAATAACTAATTCTCTGGCTTCAGTTAACCTTGCACAATATAGCACAATAGATACGCTTGATATTCTTGTAAATGTTACAAGCGGTCAATCTGGAACATTAAATGTAGTTTTTACAGATGTAAATGGACTTACAGCTACAGTTCCTTACACCTTTAATGGTTCTGGATATCAAGTTTTATCAAATGTATTTCCATCAAGCATATTTGCTTTGTCCGCTATTTCTTCTATTGCAATAACAACTGTGGGATCAAATTCCAGTATTACAGTAGACGCACTTAGAGTTTCAGTAAATGCAGAGGTTGCATCAAGTACAGGACTTATTAGCAGATCTGTTTTGACAACACCTATTGCCAAGATTTACGGTATCCCACTAGATATTGAATACTACGTACAACTAAGTTAGGAGGTATAAATGCAACAGAAAACTGTAACTCTAGCCCCTGGAGTTTCTGGTGTAATTTTAGTCAGAGCAAAAAAAGTTGACGCATCTGGCAATATTACCTATTCTGATTATGCTTCCTATAACTATTCATCAACTGGTCTTTCACCAAGTGGCGGGAATACATTAAGCACAAATACTAATGGCGACGTACTACTTGCTGGTGGTTCAATATATGCTGGAAACTTTCCAAATATAGCTACAGGATCTTTTGATCCATCAGTTAACACAACAACAGGATCTGGAGTTGTATTAAATAAATACGGAATAGCTGGGTATAATTCTGGAACACAAGAATTTTATATTAATGCAAGAACTGGTAATGCAATCTTTGCTGGAAATGTGTCTAGCAATGCAATTATTAGTGGTGTTCTTGCTTCAGATCTTGTAAACAATGCTGCTGCAGGTTCAGCACTTGTTAGCACAGTTAATACAATATCTTCAAATTACATAAAAGTTGTTGGAGATCAAATTCAAAATGCTACAGGACAAATAAGTGCAGTTTCTGCTAATGGGACAACTTTTTATTCGGGAAATAGTTCAAGTTCAGGTGCAAGAGTTGTAATTAATCAATATGGAATTTTAGGTTATAACTCATCAAGCACAGGAGATTTAAACAATATTTCTTTTGCTATAAATTCAACCTCTTCACCTATAGCGGGATCAAATGTAACAATTCCAGCAGGCTCTGCATATTTTGCAGGACAGATTATATCTACATCTGGTTCAATCGGAGGATGGAGCCTGGGTAATAATCTAATAAGTTCTTCAGGATCTTATGTATTAACAACATTAAATGCAGCTACAGGAACACTAACTCTTGTAAATAGTGGAGTAAATTCTGCATACAACACATTAACTTTAGGAGGATCTTCAGTCTCTTCTTCAACTTTTGGTGCATTGATAACTATTACTCAACCAACTTCTGGCTATTCAAGCTTGGCTATTTATAATCAAGGATACAATAGTGCAATTGTTGGTGTAAACAATACTTCATTTGGAGGAAATTCTTCTATTGCAGTAATTAATAGTTCAACAGAAAACTCTGTAAAGTTGGCGGGAACAAATATATATTTATACGGTAAATATGGAGGAGATGCAACAAATGGTCACAGTCAAAGTAAATCCTCAGATAGTAGCTTAACTTTACAATCATCTTCATATTCACAATATACAGCATTAAGAAATACATTCTTATACTCTTCTTGGTCACCTGATAACTCATACGGTAATGATGGTGATATAGTATTGGTTTATTCATGACAAATTATGTAAATATAAATAATGTTTGGAAATCAATAAGTAAAGTATATGTTAATGTAAACAATGTCTGGAAAAATGTTAGTTTTGGTTACGTAAATATAAACAATGTGTGGAAACAGTTTTTTACATCTTTATCTTCTTATACTTTTAATTTTGGCAATACTATTTATATAGGAACTAACGGTTATGTTTCCCTAGATCAAGGAAATAGCTCAACCAGTATAACTTCAACTGTCGGACGTGTTCTTGGTATATTCCCTCAAGATTTAGTTCAAGATTATCTAAGTTATGCGGCAGGAACATCTTATTGGTATGTTTTATGGCAAGGTCACAGATATACTGGTAGTACAGGAACTGCAGAAATTAAACTTGAAATGTGGTTTCCTAATGGATTAAATTATATTTATGTAAATTATACATTGCCATCTACACTTACACCAACAAATAAGCCAGGAATTTATAATAACGGATCTGCAATTGCATCATATTCTAGTTCTTTATCAAGCGGAAATCAACTTATAATTTATTCAACAACTACAGCACCAACAGAAAGTTCATTTTATTTTACTCCAAAAGGCAATAGTTGGGGTGGCTGGATAAACTTGTCAGGCAGCTCTGGAATTACTAGTGGTTCAACAGATGACGGATATTACACAATGCCCACATTTCAGTCATACTCTCCATCTGCGCCTACAAGTGTAACAAATTCAAGTGTAGCAAATACAACCGCTACAGTATCTTGGTCAGCACCAACTGATAACGGCGGCTCTCAAATAGTAAGCTATGATTATTCACTTAATTATGGATCAACTTGGACTTCATCTGGTTTTACTGGTTCAACACCAAACACATCTGTAAATTTGACGGGACTGTCTGGAGGAACTTCATATACCGTTTATGTAAGAGCAAATAATTATGGCGGTTCAACAGGAACAAATTATGGATCAACTAGCTTTACAACAATATCTGCTCCAGGTGCTTTTACATATTATATAAGTGATAGCACACCAACTCCATATTGGCCTTCAGGTTCTGGTATAACTATATCTGGACGTTTTGGTGGAAACAATATATTAAGAGTAACATGGAATGCTGCAGTATATGCATCATCTTATGCAGATAGTGTATCTGGAGTAGCATCAGGAACATATAATGTTGGAAACAATACTTCAGATACTTGGGGATACAGTTCTTCTGGAAATGAATATGCAACAGTTACTGCATATAATACAAATTGTCAATTTACAATAAGTTGGACAGCATCATCAAATGCAACAAGTTATTACTATGCTTATCAAATAAATGGATCAACATATAGCGGTACTACTACAGGTACGGCTGTAGTAATAAGTGCTTCAAGTGGCCAAACAATAAATATGATTGGTGTTTCAGCATGGACAGGAGCTAATGCGACTGGAACAGGAACAGCAGGAACAGCAGGGTCAAGTTCAGTTACTGTTTCATCAACCAGTACTTCATCTTCTGCAGGACCAACCTATGTCACATACGTTGCTGCTGGAGTAGCACCATCAGCACCTTCAGTTAGTGGTGATAATAGTATCACTCCTCATGGCGGACATTTCTATTGGAGTTCAACAGGAACAGCTCCTATTGGTTACGTATTTTCAATTTACTCACCATCTGGAAGTACAGTATACTCTACTTATGGAAGCACTTCTTCTGCAACAAGCTTTGCCGTTGGAACTGGATACTACACAACTGCAGGAAACTATACAATTTATATTTATGCCTCAAATGCCTACGGAACATCATCAACAACAGTATTTAGTCAATATATGTCATAGTGAAAGGAATTATAAATGTTAATTGAATTAACTAATGAAGAGAAAATTGATTTAATTAATCATAAAATTAATTTTTGGCAAGGTCTTATTGACAATGGTGCAAACCTTGTTAAAACACTTACAGAAGCAGGGGCGGAAGCTGAAGAAAAATTATCTCAAGCATTACAAGATATTGAAGATCGCAAAGCTAAAATAGCCATGTTGAACCAAGAATTGCAGGGCTTGACTAATTAACCTTGTGAATGCTATAATAAGAAAGGAGGAAATATGTCAATAGAACTAACAAATGAAGAAAAGATTTCAATAATCAATTCTCACAAGAAAAATCTATCTTTAAATCAGTATAACGTACAACTTAACATTAAAGAAGAAAATAGTAAAGCTAATCCAGATCAGAATATACTTTCTAATCTAAATAATCAATTAGCAGACCTAGATAAGCAAAATGCTGCACTTGATGCAGAAATTGCTTTACTTCCTGCCACACCTACAGCATAATAGAACGGAACATTATGGAAAAAGCGGAATTAATAATTACCGCTCTTCAGCAACGAATTTCCCAAATGGCGGGAGATCATGCAATTGAAATTGCTATGCTAAGAGCAGAATTAACAGAGCTAACAAACCAACTAAATGAAATTCAAAACAAAAAGAAAGCTAAGGATGAATATTCTCAAGAGATTGCAAACAAAATCTCCCCAGAAAATCTATAATCCTATTGTACCAAGTGGGCTAATTGCTCATACTGACAAAGGTTATTTTTATATTAAGGGTGAAAAGAAGTTTAGATTTATATCTGAAAGAGCCATGCATACTTGGTCCCTGCCCATAATTAAAACTAATGATAATATGTTAAACAAGTTAGTTACAGCAGGAACATTGGGATTTCGTGATGGGACTTTGGTTCAAGACATATCAGATGGTAAAATGTATCTTATAAGCGATTCAAAACGTCGTCACATTTTAGACCCAGATGTGCTAGAATGGATGAATACAGAAGTTATTAAGGCGGGGCAAAAAGAGATTCTTGTCCATACAGAAGGAGAACCGTTAGATGTCAATTCCTCTAGATAATTCAATTATTGATTTTGGTACCATTACCAATATCGTTAATACCCTAAGTACCCACGAAGATGTATTCACAGCTTTTGAGCAACAGGTTTTGCTACAGGCTACAGATACATCAACAGGAAGCAATAACACATCAACGCCTTTAAGCGTAACTTCAGTACAAATGGCTTCAGTAAAATACGGTGCAGTTGTGGGTAACAACAATGTGCCTTTTGGAGTAACATTCAGCGCTCCTCCAGTTGTCCTAGCAACTGTTGAATACAACAATGCCTCATCATCATTGGTTGCACAGGTTGTAACCTCAAATGGATCATCTAGCACGGCATCTGCAAGCACCTATGATGGTGCAAGTATCAACATTATTGATACGGCGGGTAAAGTAAAGAATGGAACATCAGTAATTCTACATGTCCTTGCGATTGGACAACGCTAAATAAATGTACGAACCTATCAAGTTTTGGACAAAACGAGATAGAAGAATCAGCAAAGAAGGATATGTTTTAGTCAAAGTACCAGAACATCCTAAAAATTTTAAAGGCTGGTATTATGAGCACCGCCTTATAATAGAAAAACAATTAAATAGACTTATTGAAGATTGGGAAACTATTCACCATATCAATGAAGACAAAACAGATAATAGATTAATTAATCTGTTTTTATGTTCAAGATTAGAACATAATAAAGCCCACGTTGCTTGACAAAAACTAATACCATACGCTACAATTAACTAAACCTAGAAAAAGGATTATATGACTAATGATATAAAGTGGATGATGGTGTCGGATATTCATTTCCCCCGCCATGATCCAAGAAAAGTAGAACTATTCATGAAGGTTCTAAAATGGTACAAGCCTGATGCAGTAGATCTACTTGGTGATATTGATGATGCAGATTCAACTTCACGTTGGGCTGCTGAATATCCCGCAGAGTTTTCTATCCCCGTATCTGACGGTGGAGTAACAGGAACAAGAGATTTCCTTGCAGAAGTTCGCAAGACTGCAGGGGCGGAAGCTGACATTCACTTCCATGATGGTAATCACGGCTGGACAAGACATGGTGATTATCTTGCAAAGAAAGCTCCAGCATTTCTAGAATTCATTACGCCTGATTCACTCTATGAATATAAAAAGCATGGCATTAACTGGCACGAATATAACGAGCCACCTGTTAAACGCTTTGGTGATATGTATGGTCATCATGGCGAGTCCATTTCCAAGAACGCAGGAGAATCAGTACGTAATGACGTTAACAACTGGGGAGTATCCCTAGTTCGTGGACATTCCCACCGTATGGGAGCCTATTATCAGACATACAATATCACGGGTCAAGAACTTCGTGGATATGAGATTGGGCATCTTTGCGATGAGGATAAGATGGATTATTCCATCCAAAAGAATTGGCAGGCAGGATTTGCGATTGCACACGTTGTAAACGATTATCCACATATGCAGCTAATTCAAATAACACGGGATTATACCTGTGTAGTAGACGGTAAAATCTTTACCGCATAACCTATAGGAGAAATAAATGAACGCAAAGCGTAAGGCTCTTGTTGAGCACTATGTATACGCAACTGCTGCAGCAGCAGTGGCAATTTGGCAGGGTGGAAATCACGATGTCAAGAAGGTAGCATGGGCAGCACTCGTTGGTGTACTTGGTCCAGTTCTAAAGGCTACTGTTGATCACTTTAATGCACCAGCAACAAAGTAAGTAATAGATATATAACTTAATAATGCTAAATTGCAAAAAGTGTGCAGGACGGGTATTTGTTGATAGGATTTATTCCCAAAATCTAAGAGTTGAATTGTTCTGCATACTATGTGGGAAAAGATGGATGGTCAAGAGAGATAATAGGTTCGGAGCATGGGTAGCAAGACTGGAAGAAATGCTGCAACACGGTTACGGTATTTCTATCTAAACGATAAGTTGCATAAAGTTTTGCGTCGCTCAAGAGCAGAAGATCTAGTTGTCGCTTGGGACTACCAATTGGGCAAGCGTGTTGCTTATAGCTTGGCAGATGTCAATAAAAATAAGCAACATGCTTACTCCATCAAAGAAGTTGTTCAAATAATTGGTAAGCATGAAGATACCATTAAATGGCATCTATACAGAGGAGATTTAAAATTTCCGCAAAGAGTTTATTCTCTTAACGGTAACAAGACTCCAGGAAAATATTTTTGGAGTGAAGACGATATAAGAGAAATGCATGATTTTTTTAAGACGGTACACAGAGGCAGACCTAGAAATGATGGCGGTATTACGCCAGGAAATATGCCAAGTAGAGCGGAGATTGAAGCTATAATGAAACAAGAAAACATTTTATATGTAAAGAATAGCGATGGAGAATTTGTTCCAGTCTGGAAACAACCTGAATGGTAAATGATAAACAAAATAGAAAAGCATCTCATGTCTTAAATCAGGCATTGCGTGTGTTGGAATTCACAATGGACTTGGCTGTACAAAAGCAGGACATTGATGCTATGATAGGGATATCAGACAGGCTTATGGTTTTATATCAGCACCTATCAGAAGGCAGTATTAAAAAGTTTAAGCCAGGTTTTGCATTAGTTGAAAAGGAAGAATTAGATGAACAGTCAGACGAGCATTAAGGTTGAATTACAATTCACTAAGAATTTAGGTAATTATGAAAGCCTAAGAATTGGTATTGGTATTGAAGATTTTAAACGTCAAGGCGAATCAACTGATGATGCAACAGATAGAGTTTATGCTTTTGTTGAAAAAAAGCTAATGGAAAAAGTTCATGAGATTGAAGAAGAGCTAAAGGGTAAGAAATGACCAAAGATGAAGCAAAGCTGGCTTACGGCTTAGTTTCACTTTACTGCTCCCTATACAAAGAGCATTACAAGAAGCCCCCAGTTGTAAACAAGTATCGTGAAAAGTGGGCTATGCAAGATGTTATTGATAGTGTGGGTTATGATAGAGCTAAGGTTCTGCTAGAATACTATTTTAAGATTAGTAAAAGCGGTCATCCACTTACTTGGTTTTTTTACAACTTTGAAAAGCTAGATATTACTTTGCAACAAGCAGAAGAAGACAAGTCCCGCAGGGAATTAATTAGATCTAGAACCAGGGAAATGGTTCAGGAAAGGGACAATGAACACTGAGTCCGCCGTTATCACGGCAGTATGTACCAATAAAGATATTGCTACAGTACTTGCTGAAAATATTGATGAAGTATTTACTTCACATAGAGATGTGTGGGAAGGTTTAAAGTCTTATTATTTAAAGTTTAAAGCAGTTCCAGATGTTTCTGTTCTTACAGATAAGTTTAAAGATTTTGAACCTGCAAAGGTTAAGGGAGAAACTGCTTATTACCTTAATGAATTAAAGAATGAATATCTTGCAAGCAGAATCCGCAACTTACTTTTAAGTTCAGGTGCTTCACTAAAAACAGAAGCATCCGCTAGAGTTATTCAGCAAATGCAAGCTGAGCTTAATACTCTTGGAAAACTTACTGCAAATGTGCGAGATGTTGACCTAACAGATTTTAAACTAGCAGAGCAACACTTTGAAGCAGTTAAAAATCGTTCAGATGCAATGGGCGGTAGCCCAGGAATTATGACAGGCTTCAAGGCTATTGACTATGCATACCCCACAGGAATGGCTCCAGGACACCTTATCGTCATGATTGGTTGGCCAGGTAGGGGTAAGACTTGGTTCTCCTCTTATTTGGCTTGTAAGGCATGGGAACAGGGCTTTAAACCAATGATCATATCCCTTGAAATGACACCTGAAAATATGCGTGACCGTATTTATACTATGATGGGGTCGGGATTGTTTAAGGCTTCAGACTTTTCTAGAGGTAATATTGACATAGATGCATTTGATGAATGGGGAACTAAAAAGTTTGCCAATAAGAATCAATTTATCCTAGTATCAAATGAAGGCACAGGTCAAGTTACACCGAATACGGTGCAAGCAAAGATTGACCAGCACAAGCCTGATATTGTTATTCTTGATTATCACCAATTGTTTAATGACTCATCTGGCGCTAAATCAGAAGTAGAACGCAACCGTAATATTTCTCGTGACTTTAAGTTGTTAGCAGTTCGCAATAATATTCCTATCATTGACATTACTGCTGCAACTATGGATGATGTATCAGATCAAGATGAACCACCATTGTTATCACAAGTTGCATGGTCTAAAGCAATTGAGTATGATGCTGATATGGCTATCGCAGTGCATAAGCAACCTGATACAAATGTTATGGAGATTGTAAGTCGCAAGAACCGCCATGGTACAGAGTTCGGATTCTATTTGGATTGGGACCTTAACCGTGGAGTTATTAACGAGCTGTATGATAAGGGCATAGCGTAATTTATGTAATCAATCTTTAACTTGATATAATTATCAGGAAAGATTGGTGATCATGTACCCACGCAAAATACATGACTTTTGGATGAGCGGAACCATCAAAGATGATTCCAAATTCCAAAGCTCAAGGGAGAACTATGAAAGACTTTTGGTCCAGCAGATGCGAGACAAAGGTTATGTTCCTGTCCTTGACATGCAACCACAATTTAATGTAAAATATAACGAGAGTAAGGACCACTATTCTTTCAACCTTGTAATGTACGGTATTTACATTGGTAAAGCCAAAGCATTAAAGTACGAAGGGTTCTCTGGTCAGAGTTTAATACCTAAAGGATAACAAATGTCGGATGCATACACTAAAGCGGACCTCCGCTCTATTTTGCAATCCTGCGGAATTGAAATCATTTCTCAAACTGGTACAGATTTTCTTTGCTTATGTCCATTTCATCATAACACTGATTCTCCAGCCTTTGCTGTAAGTTATTCAAAGGGTTTATATATTTGTTACAATCAGAACTGTAACTCGGCGGGAACCGTACTAGACCTTGTTAAAACATTAACCAATCGCAATGACTTTGAAGCCATGAGATTTATCTCGGCAAACAAGCTTTCACCAGCAGAAATACTTGAAGAAGAACTTAAAGACCTGCTAGATGATAAGCCAGAGTTTATAGAATTTCCACAGGCTACGCTAGATAAACTTAATACTAACTTGGAACAAAATCCAAAAGCACAAGAGTATTTTCTTTCAAGAAAGATTACACAAGAAGCTGGTCGTTATTTTAATCTAGGTTACTCAGATACTCAGAATATGGTTACAGTACCGCTACATTCTCCTGATGGGTTGCCTGTAGGTATTATTGGAAGATCAATTGAAGGCAAAGCATTTAAGAATAGCCCCAACCTTCCACGTAATAAAACCATGTTTAATATACATAGAGCCAAACGACAGGGTGGCACTATTATTGTTGTTGAGTCTAGTTTTGATGCAATTCGTTTATGGCAAGCTGGTTATCCAAATGCCGTAGCAACCCTAGGCGGAAGCATATCAGATACTAACATTCAGTTGTTAAATAAATATTCATCCACAATCATTATTATGACAGACAATGATTCTGCTGGGCGGGCGTTGGGAAATACAATCGCTAATAAATTAAGGAATAAAAATATTCTATGGGCAAGATATGACCATGGCACAATGTATCCGCACATGGCAAAAGATGTGGGCGATCTCACAGATGAAGAAATAAAATTGTGTATAAAGAATGCAATTCCGCACTTTGAGTACGCAAATATATGATATACTGAAGGCACAGGGCATTTTATAGCCCCTTACACTAAGGAGAAATAATATGGGAATCGTAACAGGTTTGTCAGCAATGACAAAGCAAATGGAAAACAAGGCATCATCAGGTGATGCACAAAAAGGAAGATGGCTACAACTCAAAGATGGCCAATCACTTAAAATCCGCTTCATGCAAGAAATTGATCCAGACTCAAAGAACTATGTTCAAGAAGCTGGTCTTGCTTTCATTGCAGTAGAGCATACAAATCCAAAGGATTACAAGCGTAAGGCACTTTGCACAATTGAAGATCAAGGTCGTTGCTTTGGTTGTGAACAACATCGTCGTGACCCCAAGGCGGGTTGGAAGGGACGTTCACGCTTTTACGCTAACGTTCTTGTTGATGATGGTGCAGAAGAGCCATACATCGCAATCTTTTCTCAGGGGGCAGGTCCAAAATCTGCAACTCCAGAGATTATCAACTATGCAGGCGAGACAGGCAGTATTTCCAACTTGACTTGGAAGTTAAAGCGTACTGGCACTGCAACTGATACTAACTACTCAATTATTCCACTTCCAACTGCGGATGTTCCGCCAGTTGATTTGGAAAAGTATGAATTGTTTGACCTTCAAAAGTCAGCAGTTCGTGATGTTCCTTACGAGGAGCAAGAGAACTTCTACCTAGGAATCACTTCAGATTCTTCAGATGAGTCTTTGCAATCAACATCATCAGCAGTTGAGTGGTAAGTATTAAATAATGAAATTTGCCCACCTTCACGTTCATTCGCATTATTCGCTTATGGATGGCCTCAACACGCCTCATGAGCTGCTTGAAGCTGCAAAGAAGGCTGGGCAAAATTCGTTAGCGATTACAGATCACGGCACGTTATCATCTCATAGAGATATGCAGATTGCTGCCAAAGAGTTAGGTATGAAGCCAATACTAGGTCTTGAAGCCTATATTTCAGCAACAGACCGCTTTGACAAACGTGCCGTATCTAAGCGTGAAGATAACACTTCACTTTACAACCACATTATCTTACTAGCTAAAGATGATTTAGGATTAAAGAACCTACAAAAGCTTTCACAGATTGCTTGGACAGAAGGATACTATCACAAACCACGCATTGATATTGATGCACTTTGGGAATTTGGTGACGGTATAATTGTAGTATCTGGTTGTATGAATGGACTTATCTCTAAAGCTATTGAGCGTGGGGATAATGATAAGGCAAGAGAATATGTCAAGATGTTTAAAAATCGTTTTGGCAAAGACTTTTATATTGAAGTTCAAGCACATAACCCAGACAGTTTAAACTCTGCCCTTCTTGCATTGGCAGATGAATTTGGGGTGAAGCCAGTTGCTACAGGAGACTGTCATTTTGCAAAGAAAGAGGAGAGGGATTTGGAAGAACTCCTCCTTATCCTTTCAACAAAGCCTACCGAAAACAAAGAGGCAGACTATGCAAGCAGTCGTAAATTCAGTAATATTATTGATCGCTTTGATTATATTTATCCCAATCGCCCTATTAGTTTCGCTGACATTAACGTTTATATTCAATCCTATGATGAAATTCGTATGGATTTTGAAAAAGCGGGCATCACAAGAACAGACATATACGAATCATCAGTAGAAATTGCAGACAAGATTGAGTCTTATGACTTTCACGAAAACCTTGATTTGCTACCAGTACCAAAAAAGAATGCATTAAAAACACTAAAAGAAATGTGCGACAAGTCTCTAGTAGAAAAGGGATTAGACAATGAGACATACAGAGAAAGACTCCAAGAAGAGCTTCAAGTCATCGCTGACAAAAATTTTGCTAGTTACTTCCTTGTTGTTGGCGATATGGTGGGCTGGGCGAAAGACAATCAAATCATGGTTGGACCAGGCAGAGGATCCGCTGCAGGATCTCTAGTTTGTTATTTGTTGGGTATTACTGACGTAGACCCAATTAAGTTTGACCTTTTGTTCTTCCGCTTTATTAATCCAGAGCGTAATGACTTTCCAGATATTGATACAGACTTTATGGACCGCCGTCGTGGTGAAGTAAAAGAGTATCTACGTAAAAAGTTTAAGCATGTTGCTTCTATTTCTACTTACCAATACTTTAAAGATAAGGGTGTTGTGCGGGACGTGGCAAGAGCATTCCTAGTACCACTTGGAGAAGTTAATAAAGCATTAAAGGGTGTTGAGACATTTGAAGAGTATGAGTCAAGCCCAAGCACTGAAGAGTTTAGAAAAAAGTATCCTGAAGTAACTAAGTATGCTTCTATGCTTCGTGGCAAGATTCGTGGTAATGGTATGCATGCCGCTGGTGTTGTAGTTGCAAAAGATGATATTAGCAAATATGTTCCAATTGAAACACGCAAGGATCCAAATGAATCAGTTTCTGGACGTATCCCAGTTGTGGCATATGACATGGAGCAAACAGCAGATTTGGGTTTGATTAAGCTTGACGTGCTGGGACTTAAAACTTTGTCTGTTATTGATGATGCAATCAAGACAATCCAGCACATAAGTAAGAAGACAATCAATCTTAAAGAAATTCCACTTGATGACCCCAAGGTATTTGAAATGCTTTCAGGTGGTTTTACCAAGGGAGTGTTTCAAGCTGAAGCAACTCCTTATACAAATCTTCTTATGAAAATGGGTGTCAGTACATTTGAAGACCTTGCAGCATCAAACGCATTGGTACGTCCAGGTGCTATGAATACTGTAGGAGGAAGCTATATTCGCCGTAAAAAGGGTGAAGAGATGATTACCTACGCTCATCCAATTATGCATGAGTTTACAGAGCGTACATATGGCGTTATTATTTATCAGGAACAAGTTATGCAAGCTTGCGTTTACCTTGGTGGTATGTCGTGGGCGGATGCTGATAAAGTCCGTAAGATTATTGGAAAGAAGAAAGATGCAAGTGAATTTGATGCGTACAAAGACCAGTTTATCTCAGGTGCTTCACAATATATTACTGTTGAGGATGCCACAAAGCTATGGCATGATTTTGAAGCTCACGCAGGTTACTCGTTTAACCGTTCGCATGCTATTGCTTACTCTATGCTGTCTTATTATACTGCTTGGCTTAAGTGTTATTTTCCTCTTGAGTTTATGTTTGCCGTTCTCAAAAACGAAAAGGATAAGGATGCTAGAACAGATTATCTCTTGGAAGCCAAGCGTTTGGGTATCAAAGTCCTTCTCCCGCACATCAACGAATCAGAATTAGATTTTAGCATTCAGGGCAATTCAATCCGATTTGGTTTATCTAACATCAAGTATATTTCAGATAACATTGGTAGCAAGATAACTGCTTTGCGACCATTTAAAAATTATGCTGACTTTACAGAAAAGGCGGGAATCAAGGGTAGTGGTATCAACTCCAGAGCTATTGATTCATTAAACCAGATTGGTGCAGCAGCATTCCCAGATAACCCACGTAGCGGTAACGAGAATGAAAACCTATACGAATACCTTGGAGTACCTAAGTTTGATACAGGTAAGCTAAGCCCTAAGATTAAAGCACAGGTTAACCCATTACAGGACTTCCTAGAAGAAGGATGCTTTGTCCTACTAGCAATGGTTAAGTCTATCAAGAAAGGTCCTACATGGGCACGTGTAGAGCTTGTAGACGATACAGGATCAATTGGTATCTTCCATGAGGTAAACACAAAGATTGAACCAGGCATGATGTACTTCTTTTTGGTAGGAGATAACCGTATTCACAAGTATGTAACAATTGACGATGTTGTTAATAAAACAGATGAGCCATTTGTTCAATGGTTATACAAAGATAAACTTAAGATTGATAATGGCAAAATGCTTGTACTTGATTTTACACATTACAAGACTAAGGCAAATAAGATGATGGCTCATATTATTTTGTCTGATGCAGACAAGAATTTAGAGCGAGTAATTGCTTTCCCTAAACTCTATAGCAAAGCCTTAGGAAAGATGCAACCAGGAAAGATTTGTGACCCAGCCATTTCTAAAATGGATGACGGAACTTTATTTGTAAAGGAGGTGAGCTAATGACTGAAGAAACACCAACCAGCTTGGAAAATGTAAACATAAGTATTGAACAAATTCTCGCAGCGGTTTTGGCAAAGGTCGGATCAGTTGAAATGACTTTGCAAGAATTATTGTCAGATTATTCAAACAAGAATATTGCTGTTAATCAAAACCCAGAAACTCAAAATATTATTTTTGAGTTGGCAGATATGCCAGAAGCACCACAAACAGAAACCGAATAAATAGTGTATAATATAAGTATATGGCTCAGTCCTACATACTTAAAGGTACGGAGAACGAGTTCCTGCTAGTAGTCAGAGCAGAGGACGAAAAAGCAATCTATAACATAATAGATTTTTTAGCGACCAGCCGTAATGAACAGATTAAAGAGTTGGCAATAGAGTTAGAAAAGAGTATGCATGATAACGGAAGAGATTCTGGCAAAGCTGGATCCAAAAACAAGAGCAAGACTTCAATTAGCAACAACAGTAAGCGTAGAAAAGCAAAAGACACCTAGTATTGGTTTAACCATGGGATTAAAAGGCGGCCTTGGATTTGGTCGTCAAGTTCTTATCTGGGGTAATAAGTCTGCAGGTAAATCATCATTTTGTTTACAAATGATTGGTCAAGCACAGAAAGAAGGCAAGACTTGTGCTTGGATTGATGCAGAAGCATCTTATGACCCAGTTTGGGCTGCACGTCTGGGAGTTGATTCAGAGAAGCTAATCTATTCACCTGCAAAATCTATTAATGACATGGTAGATGTTGCACAGCAACTTATGGAGGCGGGAGTAGATGTTATTGTTGTAGATTCTATTTCAGCATTACTGCCAGCAATTTATTTTGAGAAAGATAGCTCTGATTTAAAGAAGTTGGAAGACACCAAGCAGATTGGTGCAGAAGCAAAGGATATGACACATGCAGTCAAAATGCTTAACTATGCAAACAAAAATACGCTACTCGTTCTTATATCTCAGCAGAGAAACCAGTTTGGATCTATGCATGCAAGCCACATCCCAACAGGAGGAATGGCTGTTAAGTTTTTCTCCAGCACCGTCATCAAGCTCTGGGCATCAGAAGCTGATGCAAATTCTATTAAGTCTGGAGTCCAAGTTGGTGACAAGATTATTGAACAAAAAGTGGGAAGACCAGTTAACTGGATTATTGACTATAACAAAACAGGACCAATGGGTTTATCGGGTCAGTATGACTTCTATTTTCAAGGCGATAAAGTTGGAGTTGATGCTGTCGGAGAAATTCTAGATACAGCAGAGATGATGGGTATTGTTCAAAAGGGCGGCGCTTGGTATACAGTCAATGAAGAAAGATTCCAAGGACGTGCTAAAGCTGTAGAATATTTGCGAGAAAATCCAGATGTTGCAGAAAAGATTAAGGGTGAAATATATGACAAGTCTTGAAAACTTTCTTAAGGGAAGCAAAAAGGTTGAGCCTTCTTTACAATCAATGGAACCAGCAAGTGGTTCATTTGCTTGTCAAAATAAAGAATGTGGCGAAGTTGTATATGAAGGATATATTGATAGAGCACACAATAAATTAAAGTGGGTTTGCAGCCAAGGTCATGATTCAGCGGTGACAATTTAATGTCAGAGCGAGGAGAAATAAAGCGTGATGGTGCAAAAGCTCAAAAGAATTCTGGTAGAGGCGTATATCAAAAGGGTGATAGCCAATGGCATGATTTCGTGGTTGATTATAAGGAGTATAGTAAATCCATCTCCATTTCAAAAGAAATTTGGGCGAAAATTTGTACGGATACTTTTAAGGTTAGCAGGGACAAGTATCCTGTACTTAAATTGATCTTGGGCGGGGAAGGTCAAAAAACTAGACTTGCAGTAATTGAGTGGGCGTTGTTTGAACAAATGGTAGAGTGTTGGGAGACACGAAATGATCAATGAAACTAATGTAGATGAATTTAGAATTTGGTTTGAAAACGGAATAAAGCGTGGATGGATTACAGACATGTTCTGTGCTACACATGACGGAGTTCCATCTATTACAGAGGAAGAAGAACAAGAGTGGGAAGAAGGCGGAGACCCTTGCCAGTTCTGCGTTAGGATTCTTGAATGACAGAAAAACCAGTTATTGAATTAATCAGCGAACTTACAGAGTTCAACGATATGAAAACATACATGAATGATTCAGATCTTGACTATGCACTTGATTTAATTGTAAAGTTAATTGCTAAGCCAGATGTTCCTTCATCAAAAGCTCCTGACCTTATCGTTAAGATGCAGGCTTTGTCTGCCAAGTTTGCCATGATGTCACGCTACTACACCACCTTTGAAAAAGGCGGGGAGAATTCTAAAAAGAAGAACGTGTATTACACGGCTGAAGAAGCCATAAATAGACTCGTAGATGCCCTTAAGTATTCTGCAAGATATGGAGCATAATGGGAAGAGAAATTATTGGAAACTTAAAGTTCCAAAAACAAGATGCGGATGGCTTTGATGTAAATAAGTTTGCCAAAATGATGGAGGAGGCATATTTAGATGTTGAAGGAAAAGACAAATTCACAATCAAGAAAACTTTTAGTCCTAGCACTATTGGTTATGGTCACGGTAACTGTGCTAGATATTGGTTCATTGCTTTTTCTGGTGCTGAGTTTGAAGAGCAGTTTGATGCTATGGCTAGGGCTAACATGGATAACGGTACGGCTGCTCATGACAGGTTACAGAAAGTCATGGCAAAAACGGGAGTTGTTAAAGCAACAGAACTTGAAATTATCCACGATGACCCGCCAATTAGAGGATTTGCAGATGTTATTATTGAATGGAACGAACAAGAAGTAGTTGGTGAAATCAAAACAATTAAAGATGAGCAGTATGCTATAAGAAAAGCAGAAATGAAGCCATCTCCAAATCACTTGCTTCAAATTCTTACTTATATGAAGATAAGAAAAGCTAAGCAGGGATTTTTGTTTTATGAAAATAAAAACGATCAATCTGTTTTGATTATTCCAGTTAATTTAAATGAACGAACAAAAGAAATTATCAACAATGTTTTTGATTGGTTAAGACAAGTTCGTGCTAACTGGGAAGCTGGTACATTACCAGAAAGACCTTTTACTAAATCACAATCAGCATGTAAATATTGTCCTGTCAAGAAGGTTTGCTGGAAAGAAATGGACGAAGGTGAAGTCTTTATTCCTGCAATGGAAGTACCCAAATGATATGTGCATATGAAGATTGCAAAGGTGTAAAAGAATTTGAGCCTAAGACTCATAATCAAAAATACTGCTCAGATGAGTGCTGCCGTATTGCCACGAATCAAAAGCTTAAAGAAGCTTACTACGAGCGTAAGGCAAGACTGGCGGGAGCCAAAAGAATTTGCAAGACTAAAGGGTGCAGCGTAGTTCTTAGCAGATATAATGATGGCAAAATCTGTGATAAATGCATAGGGGCTGAAAAAGAAAAAGAAAGAAAAGCCCTACTAGAAATGGTAAAAATTGTCTCTCGCTAAACTAGTTAAGCCCAAAGCACATAAAGTATTAGGCATAGATGCTAGTACAAATAGCATTGCTTTTTGCTTGATGAATGAAAAGGTTCCTGTAAAATGGGGAGAGATAACATTTGATGGGGCGGACGTTTACGAAAGAATTCTTGATGCCAAGAGAAAGATTAGATCATTTAAAAGAGAGCTTGACACAGACTTTGTTGTTATTGAAGCAGCCATTTCTGTTAAGTCAGTTGCAACGGGAATGAAGATGGCATACGTATTTGGTGCTATAATGGGAG